TCAACCTGGTGAGTTTAGAGATGTAGATGCACCGGGTGGCAATTTAAAAGATTCATTCATGATGTTGCCATTCAAAGAACCATCTGCAACTTTATTAAACTTAATGGGTATTGTTGTACAAGCAGGTCAAAGATTTGCATCTATTGCTGACTTACAAGTTGGTGATGGTAATCAAGGTGCTGCTGTAGGTACAACTGTTGCTTTACTTGAAAGAGGAAGCAGAACAATGTCAGCTATTCACAAAAGAATTTACTCTTCGTTAAAACAAGAATTTAAAATGTTAGCAAGAGTATTCAAGTTATATCTACCTCCGGAATATCCATACGACGTAGTTGGGGGTCAAAGGATGATTAAACAACAAGACTTTGATGATCGAGTAGATATAGTGCCAGTTGCAGATCCCAACATCTTTTCCCAAACTCAGCGTATTTCCCTCGCGCAAACAGAGTTGCAACTGGCAACATCAAATCCACAAATACATAATATGTATCAAGCATACAGAAATATGTACGAGGCTTTAGGCGTAAAAGATATTGATCTATTATTAATTAAACCGCAACCACCAACTCCAATGGATCCTGCGTTAGAAAATATTATGGCTTTAGCTGGTAAACCTTTTCAAGCTTTTCCTGGTCAAGATCACAGAGCACATATAACTTCGCATTTAAATTTTATGGCAACTAACATAGCAAGAAACAATCCTATGGTTACAGCTGCTATGGAAAAAAATATTATGGAGCACATAAGTTTGATGGCACAAGAACAAATAGAATTAGAGTTTGCACAAGAAATTCCTAAAATTGCACAGATGCAACAGCTGGCACAACAAGATCAGCGTATTGCACAGCAAGTACAATCAATGTTACAAAAAATAGAATCAAGAAAAGCTGTGTTGATTGCAGAGATGATGGAAGAATTTTTAAAAGAAGAGAAACAAGTAACAGCTGGTTTTGCAAATGACCCTGTTGCACAGTTAAGAGCAAGAGAATTAGATCTTAGAGCTATGGATGATCAACGTAAGAAGATGGAAGGACAGGAAAGACTTAACCTTGACCGTATGAAAGCGATGATGAACCAGTCTGACAAACAAGATAAGTTAGATCAAAACGAAAAATTAGCAAAACT